GTATTCCCGTGGTAGGCGCCCAAACTTTTGTTCCTTCTGGAAGAGGGGATTGCTTGGAGAGTTCTTGCGTAACCTCCAGCATCTCCTCGTAGGGAAATGGCGTTTTCACCGCTAAACAGGAGTCCACACAAAAATCTACTACGAAGCCAGAAACTGACGCGACAGGGTTATCTGTCTCGACTAACTGGGCGACAAAACCTCCGATTGTCATATACCCCATGAGCGCATTGTACTCATAGTCTTCAAACTCTGGCAAAAATTGCAGAAAGTGCCCATACAAGAATAATTTATCGCCTATCTTGGGGGTATCCATACTCCGTACCCCTCATTCCTGGCAAGAACTTGCCCTTCTAGTATATCTATGGCATAAACATTGTGGGAATCGTTCTTATCGTCAGTGTGAAAGGTCACAGACGCCAATCGCCCGCGCTGGCTGAAGCGAAGAGTTTCCTTAGGCTCTCCGTCTAGGCTCGTGGACTTAATTGTAGAACCCCTTATAGCCTTGATCCCGTGCACATAGCACATTATTTCTAAACTCGAAATCATTTTGTCGTACCCGGCAATAATATTATTGTTAAAGCGTTTTGTGTCCCTTTTAGAGAGTAGCCGCAAAGTGTCGATAAAAGACTGCACAAGCTCCTTAGAGCCTTTATATGTCATGTCAAGCGGTATAGACATCTCTTCTCTCTTCCACGAGCCTAGACGACGTTTGATGAGCGAGAATAAGGTATTTCGTTTACTGATCACTATTGTTCTGTCGCCATTTTCTTTGAATTGTATTTCCGCGCGGTTAAGAATGCCTTGAAGAATAAGAAAAGCTTCTGGCTCCTTTTTTCTGTTCAGACTTATCTGTATATCTCCTCTGCCAAACTTGGACATAGCGGTCTTGTAGATCATCGCTCTCTGCAAAATGAAAGCAGCCAAAACATACCAATCCTCTGGCGGCATCTTCTTTACTTTTTTGAAGCCTTTGCCCCAAACAGTAAACATATCGGCTTTGTACTCTTCTTCTGAGACATATGTTGCGGTTCGGTCGAAGACAAATCGAGCTCCTGCCTGATAGGGACTGAGTTTTCTCACTTGGCTGCGGCATTCCTTGCCCTTTCTGAAGCCGATTACTTCATGTCTAGGAGAGAGTTTAATATTCCAGTAAGAATTTCCTAGACAGTGGATTCTCCCCCTGAACTTAATCAACTCTATAGCGAACGGCTGCATGAGGTGAGCTTCTCCCAAAAAGTTACGAACCAACACCTTGTCAAAGCCTTTGATGTCTTTGATTCGTTTCCAGCCAGTGTCTGTCATAATCTGGGTGTCTTTGTGAAATGCCATCTTACCACCTTATAAAAGCGCTTATATTCTTAGGTTTGAATTTATTAGCTGCCATATTAGCTATCATAGCAGAGTCAGCGTGGTCTGGCGAACGCCCTAGTATACGTCGAAGCTCTTTCTTGTTCGTGATTTTAGGTTTCCCAGTGTCCATATCGTACTTGTGGGCTGAAAGCTGGCGGATGAGATGCCCTTGCTCAATGACTGTGTTGAGAAGTTTAATTTTTCCCTCTTCGGCGTCTAGCATAAACTGGTAGTAACCGTCGTTTCTTGTACTTGCCCCTGCCGTGTAAACGTTTATCCTCCAGCCGAGAGACCTTAGACTATCTCTTAGTGCTGCGCCCACTCCGTTGCCTTCGATAGTGATGTTCTTTGCCAAAGCAGGAGTAAAACCATGTCTCTGAGCGTACGCTACAATCTTGTTGGCAATATACAAACTAATAACATCGTCTTTGCCTTTCGGTGATGGAATTTCGACCTGTTCGACTATTACTCCGTTTTCGACTAAGGTGAGCACTGTATCGTCTTTTCCAGCGTCTGATGGGTCAACCCCGATAAACTTGCTAAACTTGTTCTCGCCGCTTCTTGTTTTTTCTGGTTCAGGGATTTCATAGACAGTCATCTTATCAATTAGCGCAGTCGGGAATAATGTGCCATCTTCATCGGCATAATCCCAATTGCCGTCCAAGAGGCGTCGTTTTTCTAGCGGAGGAAGCCGTCTAAGGCTCTCTACGTAGTTTTCATCGACAAAAGGGTTGTCTAGTACTGTTGAACGAATATATGCGTTATACGCGGGCAGACGCTCTCCATTAACCCAAACATAGCCGTTCTGCCATTTCTGTACACGCCCGCCGCCTAGCTGGGCGTACTTATCATAGAACTCTTGACGAACAAATGATGGAGACGGGTTACAGCTCGAGACCACAGTGCCTGTAATCCCGTATTCTTTGTTTCTCCAGCGATTGACACGAGAAGCTAGAGTATCGTAGGCTTTTTTGCTCACTTCTCCCACCTCATCAATGAAAGCACCAGTTAACTCAAGAGAACCTAGACTCTCCATTTCGGGGTCGGACGGCTTAGCTGTAAGATCCAAGAGAAGAAGAGATGAGCCATTAACATATTCCAAAGTTGAGTCTAAAAGATTTAGCTTATAATCGTTCTCGCTAATCCCTAAACTGGGGTGGACTTTGGAAATAAGAGTAGCTAGGGTAGTTTGCTTTAAGCTTTTTAACTCTTTACGAGCTAATCCCCATCTTGTGCCTGGATATTTTTTGCAGGCTATTGCGGCTATGAGTCCGAGCAAGAAGGTCTTGCCTCCACCTGCCCCGCCGCCAAAAACAAGCCCTACAACTTGCGGGTCTTCAAAAAACTGAAAGGCGAGGCTCTGCACCTCTGATATTGTCAGGTCTGATTCCATTTAGTATTTGTCTCTGTATTTCTTTTGATATTTTCGCCATCATTAGAGGCGGTACGCTCATCCCCATAACATATTCTGGCTTCATGCTGCAGAAATCAAAATCTCTGGGGAACGAGCTGATTTTTATTGCTTCTTTAGTGTTGATAGTTCTCGGATAAAGCGGATGAAAGTTAGCCCCCGAAGCGGTGATTGTTCGGGCTGGTCTATCCATCCATAGTTTTCGTCTAGCGCCGAACTTGCCTACTTGGTCGCCTTGTTCTGCCGCTGACCAGTATTCTTTATACAAATCTGTTAAGTTGCAGTCTTGATCTGAGTTGTCGCTAACTTCTGAAAAAGGAATTGGTGGCTCTTTGAATTTCAGATTCAGGTTCTTGCCTAATCTGTTCGAGATAAAGAACACTCTTTTTCTACTCTGGGGCAGTCCCATTTTTGAGCCATCTAGGATGAATACTTGTGTTTTATAGCCGCTTTGAGCCATTCTTCTCGCGTATTCTTTGGCGTATGGTACAGAGTTAGCTCTTACCATTTCTTTAACATTCTCGGCCACAACGACCTTGGGTCTCATTTTTCTAGCCAGTTTTTCAAATTCAAAGAATAGAGTATCTAAAACTTGCTCGGACTGCCCCTCGCGGAACTTCTTCTTAACTCCCCAGGCTTTAGAGACCAGCCCTGCCACACTGAACACTGAGCATGGTGGACTTCCGTCTAAGATATCCACTTCAGGCAGGTCATCTCTTTTTAAGAGGTCTGATATACTACATTCAAAGAACTGTTTTGGGTTGTGGTTTGTTCTGTAAACTTGGG